TTGAATCGCAAGTGGCCATCATAAACGCGATTAATAATCCGAAATACCGTTTTGTGTGTGCGGCGGTTTCGAGAAGACAGGGTAAAACCTACATCGCAAATATAATAGGGCAACTAGTATCTTTAGTTCCCAACTCAAACATACTCATAATGTCTCCCAACTACGCCTTGTCCCAGATCTCTTTCGATTTGCAGCGAACTCTAATAAAACATTTTGATTTGGAGGTCGCGAAAGACAATGCAAAAGATAAAGTAATAGAGTTATCGAATGGATCCACAATACGAATGGGAAGCGTTAATCAGGTTGACTCTTGTGTGGGTCGGTCTTATGACCTCATTATTTTTGATGAAGCAGCTTTGGCTGATGGGCGGGATGCTTTTAACGTAGCACTGCGACCTACTTTAGATAAAGACGCATCAAAGGCTTTATTTATATCAACCCCGCGAGGGAAGAATAACTGGTTCGCAGAGTTTTGGTACAGAGGTTTTTCAGATGAATACTCAGAATGGGCATCGATTAGAGCGGGTTATAAAGAAAATCCTAGGATGTCTGAAAGCGATATTGCGGAAGCTAGAAAATCTACCTCAGAGGCTGAATTTAGACAAGAGTACGAAGCTGACTTCAATATCTATGAAGGGCAGATCTGGAACTTTGATAGGGAAAACTGCTTAGCTAATTTCAGCGAATTAGATACTTCTAAAATGGATGTGTTCGCGGGACTAGACGTAGGTTATAGAGACCCTACAGCATTTTGTGTAATTGCATATGACTGGGATGACGAAAAGTTTTACTTAGTAGAAGAGTATTTAGATGCAGAGCAGACTACAGAAACTCATGCAAGGAAAATTCAAGCAATGGTTGAAAAGTGGGATATTGACTGGATTTATATTGACTCCGCAGCTCAACAAACCCGCTTTGACTTTGCACAGAACTATGATATTTCTACTATGAATGCGAAGAAGTCTGTACTTGATGGAATAGCACATGTGGCTACAATAGTAGAGAATAAAAAACTACTTGTTGAACAGACGTGCACAGAAGTAATAGCCTCATTAGACCAGTATCAATGGGACCCGAATCCTAACCTTCTGAAGGAAAAGCCGCGACACAATCAAGCATCGCATATGGCAGATGCAATCAGGTATGCCTTATATTCGTTTGAGACTACTGCAACGAGTTTTTAAGATACCTACTTAAAAATAGTTATTGACATAGTAGCTCAAACTCGATATAATTCTTTAGATAAAAATAAGGGAATCGAAGCAAGATGCCTCAGTTGAAACGTGATGTTGTAAAGTATGTTAGAGACAAGGCAAAATCTAAGTATAAGAAAGGTTCGGCTTGTGAAATTTGCGACTCAACAGAAGCATTGGACTTTCACCATTTTTACTCACTAGCTCCGCTACTGAGGCAATGGTTAAGAAAGAATAAATTTAATCCAGAATATATACAAGCACTTCGGGATGATTTTATAGAAGAACATAAAGCTGAACTTTATGATCATACTGCTACTCTGTGTCATACACACCACATGCAGCTGCATAAAGTATATGGAAGAGACCCAGGCTTAGGAACAGCAAAGAAACAAATGCGCTGGGTCGAGATTCAAAGAGAAAAGCATAATGGCATGGTATGATAGATTTTTTGGGGGGCAAATAGAAGAAAAAGACAACCCTTCCCAGATTCTTATGGGGGGTTCTTCTGAGGGCACCAGAGAACCTATAGTTAGCTATGAAAGGCAGTATGAAGAATTAGAAATTGTCAACCGTGCTGTAAATATGATTGTAGACGATGCTGCGGAAATCCCAGCGATTATACAAGGGTCAGTAAAATTTACAGGCGTTACTAAAGGCTTTAAAAGGGTAAAAGTTGATACTCTTTTAAATTATGAACCTAATTTATTTCAAGATATAAATACGTTTAAAAGGAACTTAATAACAGATTTTATTTTAGACGGTAATATTTTTATTTACTTTGATGGGGTACACATATATCACTTACCTTCAAGTAAGGTAACAATCCATTCTAGTAAATCAACTTATGTAGAAAGGTATGAATTTTCGGGCGCTATAGACTATAGCCCTGATGAGATAATTCATGTTAAAGAGAACTCATTCTTTTCTATCTATAGAGGAGTTCCTCGTTTAAGCCCCGCATTGAGAACAATGCAATTGATGGCTTCGATGAGAAAGTTTCAAGATAACTTCTTTAAGAATGGTGCAGTACCAGGATTAGTTTTAAAAAGTCCTAATACTTTATCCGAAAAGATTAAAGAAAGAATGATTCAATCTTGGGGTGTAAGATATAAGCCAGAAGCAGGAGGCAGACGGCCTCTAGTTCTGGATGGTGGCATAGAGATAGACCAAATTTCAAATGTGAACTTTAAGGATTTGGACTTCCAAAGTTCCATCGCTGAAAACGAGAAAATCATACTTAAAGCTCTAGGGGTGCCCCCAATTCTTTTAGACTCAGGAAATAACGCAAATATACGTCCAAATTTAAGACTGTACTACTTAGAAACAATTTTACCAATAGTACGAAAAATTAATTTTGCTTTTGAAAGGTTCTTTGGATTTAATATAAAGGAAGATATTACAGATATTCCGGCTTTACAGCCTGAACTACGAGATCAATCTCAGTATTATACTTCATTAGTAAATGGTGGAATTATAACTGTAAACGAAGCCAGAGAGCAATTAGGATTTGAGTCTGTAACCGGACAAGACGATGTAAGAGTACCAGCAAACATAGCTGGAAGTGCAGCAAACCCAGACGAGGGCGGACGCCCTGTCGAAGAAGAGGAAGAATAAATGGCAGGTTCATCAAAACAAAAGAAAACTCTAGCAGTTACTATGGCAATGTATTTTGCTGAAAAGGGGTATTTAGTTACTCCACAAGAATTTTCAAGTGATCCTAGTAGGCCCCCGTTGATAAAGGTTTCAACAGTTAAAAAAATCTTTACTTCATGGTCTGTTATGGTTGCTTTTACCAAATCTTTTTGCCCTGAGCTTATGAGGGGTTTAACTGATAAAAAGCCTATAGCGGTCGATCCGCTTGCAGAATTACAGGCAAAGACCGCTAAGGCGGAATAAGAGGGGCTTATGGAGAAGATATTTAATCTCACCTCTACTTTTAAGTCCCATACTGACGAGGATGGAAGTGTTAAAATCCGAGGTATGGCAAGCACAAGTGAGTTTGATCGCGCGGGCGATTCAATTTCATCTGATGCATGGACTAAAGGTGGGTTGAAAAATTTTGAAAAGAATCCCATAATTCTTTTTAATCATGACTACAATAGACCAATTGGAAGAGCTACAGCATTGAAAGCGACTTCAAACGGACTAGAGCTGGAGGGCAAGATAAGTAAGGCCGCCAAAGATGTAGTAGAGTTAGTTAAAGACGGTGTTCTTGGGGCCTTTTCAGTTGGTTTCCGAGTCAAGGACGCTGATTATTTAGAGGAAACCGACGGATTAAGAATAAAGGACGCTGAGTTGTTTGAGGTATCGGTAGTATCTGTACCTTGTAATCAAACAGCTACTTTTTCACTGGCGAAGTCTTTCGACTCTGAAACAGAGTATGAAGATTTCAAAAAAACTTTCACTAATAGTGACGGGGCGCAAGTCCAAAAGGAGATAACGATGTCTGAAGAGACACAACAACCCGTTGACTTGGAAGCTTTTGCTAAAAAAGTAGCTGAGGAAACTGCTGCTAAAATTGCAATGAAGCAAGCCGAGCAAAAAGCTGCTGAGGAAGCAGTAAAAATAGAAGCTGAGATTAAAGCTTCTCAAGATGCTGAAGCGAAAGCTCAGCAAGAGGCAGAAGTCAAAACTGCTGTTGCATCCGCCGTAGAGTCAGGTGCAGAACGTCTAGTTAAAGACGTTGAAGCAAAGATTGCTGAAAAAGATGCTGAACTGGACACTGTCCTTAAGCAACATGAAGCTGATCTTAAAGAAAAAGCTGACGAAATTGAAAAGATGCGTGAATCAAAGCGTACTTTTGAAGGCCGTGAGCGTGGTGACCTAACTAAGTGGGGCAAAGATTTACTCGGAGCTGAAATTCTTGGTAAGATCACTCGTAAAGGTTGGAATACCAAGTTCGCTCAAGAAATTCTCCAAAAAGCAGGCGTAACGTATGATGCTACTACTGCAGCTGGCATAGACGTAAGCGTTTCTCAAGCTTTTGAAGAAGAAGTACGTCTTGAGCAGAAAGTTGCTCCTCTCTTCCGAGAAATCGCAGTAGCTTCAGGTGCCACCGTATTGCCGATCGCGCCCGATACTGAGAATGCAAACTGGAACGCAACTGGTCTTGAGACCACTGCTAACCTGTTGGAAGAAGCAGGTGCAAGCGATAATAACTATAACGTTAATCGCGTATTGCTCCAGGCATTTAGACTGGTTTCTGGTACCTTTATCAGCAACGATACCGACGAACAAGTTGTTATCAGCGTTCTAGGGATAATTACTTCTGCTATCGCACGTGCTCACGCAAAAGCTATTGACTATGCCATCATGAATGGTAACGCAAGCTTTGTGGGTCTTGTAGGTGGAGCTGGTACTGACGGTGCTGGATCTTTTCTGGCAGCAGACAGTGCGGTTGTAACTGACCCTGATGCATCTGGTGGATCTGATGCGATTACAGGTGCTAACTTGCTTTCAATTCGATCAGAAATGGGCAAGTATGGTGTTAATCCTAATGATGTAGCTTACGTCGTTGGTATTGACCAGTACTACAACTTAATTGCTGACGCAGCCTTCTCTGATGTATCAGAAGTTGGTAATGCTGTAGCAATGAAACTGATTGGTGCTGTTGGAAGCATTTACGGCTCACCCGTAGTTGCTACTGATGCACTGGCTCAAGGTACTAAGGAAGCTGGCGCTTTCACAGGTTCCGCTGCTCTTGCAGTCAACGTAAACAACTATGTCATCCCCCGACTGAAGGGTGTTAGCATAGAAACTGACTACGAAGTAGCTGGTCAGCGTACGGCCGTTGTAGCCGCACAATCACTCGGATTTAACGAGCTGGTTGCTGGCGTAACTAACAATGAGCCTGCAGTACGAATCGAATATCAGTAATTGATATTACTGATT